TATGGTGAAGTTGGCCTGGAACGCCTCTTTGAATTTTTGATATTCCATCGAGCAATAATCGATTGACGATATGGCGTTGGCGTGTTGATCTATGAGCAGGAACACGGCCTGTGGTAGCGGAGAGGAATGCTGCAGTATGGTTCCTCCCTTGGTTCTGACATCTGGCAGATCACGTAGGTTGCTGTCTCCCGGGGTGTCGCCGGTCATTTCGACATTTTTCTCATTTATGTCGTGCAAGTGGTTCATTATCTGGCCAAATGTGAATTCTCGCAATTGCTCATTGAATGGATTCACTGCCAAGTTTTCCGGTATCTGATATAAACCTTTGCCCTTGATCTTCTTGGCACTGCTGAAGCATGTTATTTTGACAATGTCTCCCACCGACAGATCGTATGTGAACTTGACGTATTTGTTGGTGGTTCCATTGACCAATGTGTAATCGGTCGTTATGTTTTGCACCTTATGATTCACGTCCACCTGCACCTCCAGGTCTGGTAGCTGTGCACTGTTGGCAAATACATCTACGGGAAACAATCTCAACTCATTTGATTCCACTATGAACGTTCTCAACACCCTCTGCCTGCTGGGCTCAGCCATCTGCACCCAGGATGTTCTCGGTAGATTATGGGTCCTATCAATTATATAATTCACATGTCCGGTACTGAAATTTTTTGATACCATGGAATCCCCGCTCTTGTATGTGAATGATGATGATGCGATGTCGGATGAAAAAACTATGTCGCCCACGTTGTTGATGGTGTTGTATTTGACCCTGATACCCAGCACAGTGTCTATGGGTGACGTGTCGGAAGTCTTGTATTCGAACAGCGCCGCGCCCTCGAATGTGGAATTTGGATATATCGCGGGATCATTGAATGCCACGTGATCATCGTCCTCTATGACAAACAATGGTTTTTGATTGATGGCAGTCTTAGTTTGTCCCTGTTGCCACGTTGCTGTGGACTCCGTGTAATAAAGTGTTTTGCCTTGGTAGACCGATCCCAGTTCGGCGTAAACGGTCTGTCCATCTTGCGGAAGACCGTCCGACTCCAGAGTAAGGTTGATCTTGGACACTCCAGCTATGGTCACGAAGTTTACCTTATAGATCCGGTTATTGACCGTGGCGTCGGTGTCGGCCGTGAACAGCACACGCATGCCCTGGGAAAATGGCACCCCGTCCACGATGTATCCCAAAGAATTTGGAATGGCAGAGAACACGTCTGTGGTGAAGGCATCCACCAGCGCCACGGAGTTTAGTCCCTGTGTACCGTGATCGAACAATTGCAGTCCGGAATCAAATTCTATTATGGGCCTCTTGGCCCTGCTGGTCTCTGACAGTGACGTGGCGTTGCCGTTGACCTGATCCGCGGCCGCGATCGCGGACCTGTGGAACCATCTGTTGTATCTGCTCCAGGCGTTGTTGTCAAAGCTGTCTCGCTTGATGGTGATGTAGTCCGGCGTTTCGGGTCTGTAGAAACTGATGGCGTAGGGTCGTGTGTCATAGGCCACACTATCGTAGAGCTCAGTGGTCTCTGTTGAATAATGTTCGGGAGTTATCAATTTAGCAGTGTCCGTGAGAGTGATATGATCTCCCACTCCTTCCACATAATATTCTCTATTGGCGTATGCGGCACTGGTGGTGTTTGATCCAAATTTAACTTTCATTCCATTGGTCAGTTTGGTGCCAGTTCCCATGGTGTAATTTTTGCTGCCCAATATTTCTTTTTCCACATTAATTTTGGTGGCCGCGGTGATGGTCTTGATTTGGAGTACTCCTTGCATAGCCTGGTGATTGCCGCATTGATAGTACAATATGTCAGGTGCGTTGTTCGGCACGGTGAATGTCAATGTGCCCACCTGGGTGCCGTTGCCTGTGACAGACGTGGAATATATCACCGACGTGCTGCCGTCCTCGGCTATGCCGGTCTTGAATGGCTCCGTCATGATGTAGAATGGATGCCCGGTGACCTGGAGCGCGAATTTATAGGTGTTTCCCCTGTACAAGGTCAGGGTTGGGTTGGCAGTGTCTCCGTGTGTGCTGAAAGTGTAGGCACCGGTGCCCGCGTTGGCAACCGTGATCTCTGTGACAGAGTTTGGTCCGTTGTTCGATATCAACACTGGGTTGGGACCTTCTGGCAGCCAGTAATACTCCCTGTAGTTCACGAGTTTGTCAAAATCCACTGCTGGGTTCCAGGCGTAGACTGTTTGCTTGTTCAACCTGCCATGGTCATCCACGTTGCCGCCAAAGAACTTTATTTGGTTGATGTAGTCATCATAAGTTGCCGTGAACTTCACCTGGTCTTCGGGATTGATGGATGATGTGTCCTTGTCAGTATAGGTCACAGTGGGCTCCAGCTGATAATTTGCCCTGTCCTCGCTGGTTGATTCTATGTAGCTGTCCGCGGCCTGCCTGGTGTATGAATATTCTCTTCCGATGTATCCGTCTAATCTGGTCAGGCTGCCGGGCTGTATAAGTTGGTCCAGGGTGCTGGTGAGGAACCTGTGGTTGTTGTCGGTCCTGTAGAAGGCCGGCAGATGTGCAATGGACCTGCGCAGCGTCACCCCCTGTGCGTCCGTAACCACCTCATAATTTGTCTGGCTATTGATAGGAGAATCTGCCATCGCTAGTATCCCGTTCCGCTACTGCCCGTGCCGGATCCCGATCCGATTCTTCCTGTGGTTGATTGAGATGCTGCTGACCTTGACCTGTTGCTGGTGGTTGTGCCCGTGGTGCTGGTCACCACAGTGCCGCTGATGGCAAGCTGATTGGCTCCTATCGCGTCAATTATCACCACGTCCTCGACTGTGGCTCCACTTATGAATATCTCGTCCGCGGCGCTGCTTATCTGGAACAGGGATCCGAACACCTGCTCATTTTGATTGGGCACTATGACCACAGTCAAAAGGTCTGGTGCCATCTGGTTGTGGATGTAGGCTGCCAGCTCCGTGAAATAGAATGTGTCACCAAAATCAAAGTTGTTCAGCGCGAAAAATTCGTTGATGGCTTGGATGACCCTGGTCTTTATAACCGCCGCCGTGACATTAGTGGAGGCATTCTTGACCACCTTGAAAGTTGCCTGGAACTGTTCCTCTGCCTTGCTTCCAAAAAGTATTTTGTATTTCACTGGGTGGTACACTATCTGGTCCGACAGGCCTTTCAATGGATTCAACACGCCGGAGTAGGATATTCTTAATTGGTCTGATGTGGATGCGGCAGGTTCATCTCCTCCCCTGGCCAGCCATGTCCTGTACAACTGATCGTATGACCTCTCCAGCATGTAGATGTCCATGATGTTGGTGTGCGAGGGATCTATTCGTGTGCCTTGTCCGGCATAATGCTTGTAAAGAAATTCGATATTTGCCCGTCCCTTCCTGGCATAGTAGTCGGTGCTTGTCGACAAGGTGACTGAAGCCTTGTCATATATCTTGACCACGTCATCATTGTAGAAGTAAAATAACTGCCCGTCCTCATAATTGCTGGGCAGAGTGATGCTGGATTCCGTGGCTGCCAACACATAGTTGGTGGCCGCGTGTGGCCTGTAGCGTTGTATGTTGTCATAGCTATTGTATTTTTCAAAAAATACAAATTTTGTGCTGACGTTTGTGTCTGGTTCAACTATGATGTTGAATATCTCGGGATTGTCTACCACTCCGTCATCGTCGCCGTCAAAAAATCCCACTTTTATTTTCCTGTTGTCCTGGTATCCATCGCTCTCCTGCACCACTCCCACCACTTGCCAGTCTATGGGGTAGCCCACCGCGGATCCCGTGTTGGGCAATGTGTTGCTCTTTAGGATCCTCACCGTGTCCTTGACGGACCTCCCTGACACATAATCATATATCCTCTCCTGCTCATCAAAATGGAATTTATTGTCTGCTAGCGACTCAAATATGTAGTCAGTGTTCCTGTAGGTCACCGTGTAGGTGTTGCCGTCATTCACGAACCTGAACCACCAGCTGCGGTCCTGATTGGAGTTTGTGGTATCGCCGGCGTCGGCCAGCGAAAATACCTCGGATGAGCTGAGATTGGCACCGGTAATCACCTTCCACTGTGCGTTCTCCTCGTCGTATCTCAATCCAAACTCCTCGAATATCTCGATCCTGTCCTGCAGGTCGGTTTTAAGAGCAGCATCGAACACCGTGACGAACTGCGGTATGACCGCTGCCAGAACCGAGTCCGCTGGCAACACATCATTCAGCGTGATGGGTCCAAGACCTGACTCTAAATTTCCCGCGCCTCCGTTGGCCCCATCGCCCGCGACCAGGGCTATTTTGCTCCACTGCCTGTCCTGTGCCAATCCGGTCGTGGATGAAACCAACTTGCCGTTCAAAAATTTTCTGGTGTCCGGAGAAATGAATTTGATCAATGCGCCGGGCTTGGCGTATTTTAGATTGGTGGTGGAGAAATCACCCACAACCAGTGGTCCCGCCCCCATGAAGTAACCTGTGTTGGTGTTGGTTCCCACAGAAGAGCTTACCCAATCTGCTGCCAGCGCGGACAGGTTCTTGGTAGGATAGTTGTCATAATAGAATTGCCTGGCCGAGGCCTTGTTCAGCTTGGTCTCCACCAATCTATTGATCACGTCCAATATTTCATTCCTGTTGGTGAAAGAGAAAGTGAACTGCGGGGTGCTGGTCTCGCGATAGATTATACCGTCATCTGCGAAAACCGACACGTTGCTGTATGAACCCGAGGGATCTATGATTTCCTTGGCCCTGCTGATGCCACTCGCGCTCCTGTTCACTGCCTTGACCTTGATTATCTCCTGAGACGCCGACAGCGGCACGACGTTGTAGTCCTCTGCCGTGATCATCCTGTTCTGAGAATAATACACCTGTGGTGCCTTGGTCCGGATGCTGTCGTTGCTCTCTGTGGCAGCTGCGTTGTATATGCTTTGCTGCAGTTCGCAAGATATGGTAAGCACCTGCTCACCACCGTTGGCATCTATGTATGTCATGCTGAATGATATGCCTTGCATGTCTGATGGCTGCACGGAAAAATTAGAGTTGGCGCTGGTCCTGTAGTAGACTCTGAATTTTCCCGATGGTATGTTGGAAAAATTTCCGTCCCCGAACACCAGATCGATGGCGTCGTTGTTCTTGGTCACGACGTTGTAGATATCTCTCACGTCGCTGTTTAGACTGTTGTAGATCACATTGCTGCCGCTGAGGTCTGGCACCTTGGTCCAAAATTTTTCTATCTGTCCAAAGTCATCCAGCTCATATAACCAAACGTCCGTGTTGTTTATGTTGTTGACGTTGACAGCCTGCACGTAGTTGGTAGTTGGTTGATTTATGCCGAACTCCAGATTGGCCAATGATCCCTGTTTCAGCAGTGCGAAAAATCCAGTGTTGGGGCTGGAGTCTCCAGCGCCGTCGCTCCTGTACAGATATGAGAATCCCGTTCCCGGCACCGGTGTCTGCTCGTATATGGATTCGGAATTGATCAATGTGGATGGCACTATCTCAAATGTCCTGGCCACTCCGCTGATGCCCCTGGTGAATGTGAATATGGGAAGGTCGGTGTTGTTGCTGTTGACCATGTAGACTTCTGTCTTTATTCCACCTATGTTGTCCGCCTCCTTTGGCTTTCCAAAAATTTGTCCGGACACGTTGGCGGCGTTCAGTATGCTTATGAACTGTTCCCTGGCATTGGCGTTGGTGGCGTCATTCCATGCCACGGTGACATTGGCAAGGCTGTTTCCGCTGCTGTCCCTCACGTCCTGAGTCGTGCTCACCGAGCTGAATTTCAGCAGTCCGGTAGCGGGCAGGTTCCTCTTGGCGTTGTAGTTGATCAGCCGCGCCAGCCTCAGTATGCTGTTCCTTCTTGATGCGGTCTCTAAAAAATTCTCTCTGGCGTTGAGGTCCACCCTGAAGCTGAGACTCTGGGCCACGTAGGCGATGAGATCTATCAGCGCGATGTATTCCGAGCTCTCCACGAAATCATTAAAATTCTCGGGATAGTTCTCCCTGAGATAGGCTATCATGGTCCTGCGCAGGGTCTCGAAATCGTAGGATTTGAAATCAGCCTGTTGGAAACTGGTGTAGATCTTACGCCAATCCTCGGCTACTAGCAATCGGTTCTGTCTGTCAGTGCTGGCCATAGTTTAATACACGGATATTTATTGATAATATTAAGTGCGTAGTTTAAGACAGGCGCAGAAGCGAGTTATCATCAAAACTGAAGGTCAGTTTCTCGGTAATATTGTATGGAAGATAGGATATAGTGGCCTGAACAGCTATGCCCTTTTCGTATTCGCTCACGGTGATTTCTGAGGTACTGATCCTAGGGTCAGCATTGAGATTCTGCGTGATGTCATCCGCTATGGCCTGCTTCAAAGCATTGGTCAGCGGCTCGTGTATGCAGTCATATATGATGGTGCCGAACTCGGGGTTCTCCACCCGCTCGCCCTTGCGGACGCTGAGTCTGTTGATGAGATCCTGCTTTATTAGCTCAAAATCATACAGCTTGAAGTTGGTCTGGTCGGCCCTAGAACTGAATCCCTTGAAAACCTGCCCCGATTTGCCAAAGCTGCCGTTGCTGTCATTGTATGCCATATTAATCCTCTAAAAAAAACTTCCGATACTGAAATTTGAAAGTGCTCCACCAAAGTCTAGGCTGGCCAGATCAAAGCTAGCTATGCTTCCAATATCAAATCCTCCAAAAACATCTCCTATATTTGTGCCGATCTCGCCCAAAACACTTCCAGCGGAGCCAAATATTCCTTCGATCCCACCCGAGATCACGCTGGTGATGTTGGTCAGCGAAGTTATCTCTCCGGCTATGATGTTTCTGAACTGATCAGTAACGATACTTATGCCTGTCTGTATGGCGGCGTTGCCTAGTCCCTGTATCAATCCCTGCGGAGAAAGATTACCCAGGTTGATGCCGGACAGGACGTTGTTTCCAAATGCTCCCAGCGCAGGCCCAAATATGCTGTCGGCATTTTTGAACAGGTCCGTCAGCCCACCACCAAATACCGCGGTATCCGCAAATGATGACGCCGAGGGCAAGCTGGCCCAGTCCACGTCGAATCCAAGACCCTCGAACTGCTTAAGAAGATCTATTTCTTGCGATATGTCCACGTCGCCAAATATGTTTCCTCCAAAGTTTTTGAAGGCGTCGGCAAAGTTGATGTCTCCCAGTCCAACTGCTCCAAAGGCCTCGGCAAAGTTTGCGGAGCTTGCAATCTGCTGCATGTCGTTGGCCAGCGCATATGTGTCTATGCCATCGTTTCTGAAGAAATCCTTGACCGCTGAAATGTTCCTGTCAGAGAATATGGAGCTGGCGACGTCCTTGACTTGTCCTTGGATGGCGTTGTTGAGGGCGTCCCCCACCGTGGTCTTCAGGGCGTTTTCGGCCGTTGCGGTCAGCTGCTTCACTATCCCATTTGGATTGATGTCGGATAAATTTGTGATGACCTTGCCCATGTCTCCCAGTGTATATAATACCCCCGCTTGGTTGACGAACACCTGGTCCTTGAACAGGTTACCTAGTTCTCCGCCCGCGGCTCCCGTGATCCTGTTGATGACCTGATTGGACACGTCACTGATGCCTGGCAGCAATGGTCTGATGGCCAGTGGTCCCGAATCTGCTAGATTGAAGATTGTGCTGTAATTCTGTGTGAACTCGGCGGTGGCTTTCTGTATCGCTGCAATATCTGTCTTGCTTGGACATACTTCTCCGATGTATTTTTCCAGATCGGCCTGGTATTGTCCTAACCTGCATGCCGGCACTAGGCTTAGTCTCATTTTATTTTCTTGATGTCCCAGCGTGCCTGGCTTGTTGGCATCTTCTCTCCTGCCTGCAGATGTGAATGCTTTGAAATTGTCATAGTGCCACAGGAATGGTTCGTGCGTGGGCACTCGCATGCCCGACATGCCTGGTATGCTCCTGTCCTGCCTCAATACCCCCACAGTTCCTTTCAGTATCGGTGTCACATCGGGCACCTGGATCTCTGCCGTTCCTGTGCCATTGGGCTGACCAAATCCCGTCCTCTGCAGCGGTTTCAATAGATTTGGATCCACCGGCATGCTGTTGAAATGAACCTGGCTGCCCACGAGATGCACCTGCCCAGATGCCTGATGTATCTGGTTGCCTCCCGCTGCCTGCGTGTAAATGCTCATGCCCGTGCGCAGGCTGTAGTAGCCCTTGTCCACCGAAACATTCATGGCACGGCTGGCTATCTGGTTGATGATGGAACCGTCTATGCTGACGAAGCCCTTGATCGTCCTGTCCAGGGGATCCTCTCCCAGGTGCTCGTTCGCTTTGATCTTTATGTTCCTGTTGGCGTACATGTTGATGTCGCCCTCGGAATGGAAATTGATGTCTCCACCTGACCTGATGTTGTAGCCTTTCTGGGCGTATATGTCCACGGCGCCATCGCCACTGAACTCCATCCACACGGTGCCCTTGGCGTTGGCCAAGTAAATGACTCCTGCCGTGTCGTGCATCAGCAACTGGTGTCCGGAACTGGTCCTCAATCGTATCAACTGATTGTCTCCCTCTGCATCTCCGTCATCCATAACAAAAGTATGTCCTGCGGATCTCACCACCGGCACGTCCTCTTGGGCGTCTATGGGTCCTAGTTTTGCTTTCCTGCCTGCTGGATCACTCCTGCCGGGCGTGCTGATTCCAAAAACTGCACTGGGGCTCTCCCTGCGTGCGGAGCTGGTGGTTGTCCCCCTCACGGTGTCCTGGCTGAGTCCTTGCTCCCTTAGGGTGTTGGCGAATGGATGTATTGCCTTGCGCAGCCTGTCTGTGCTGCCAAGTTTGTTGGCTTCAGCATACATCTTCCTGTTGAGTTCGGCTGCCGGCACAATATCTGTGCCGTATGTGTCTTTCTTTAGATCGTCGGTGCTGTTCTCAGAACTTTGCTCTCCGACTGTGTCTCTACTGGCTGCTATTCCTGGTATCATGTGATTGGTCAGGGGCTCCTGCACACAACCAAACCAGAATCCCTGTGACACTTTTCCTTCGACGAATATAACCATGACCCTGCTGTCTATGTCTGGTGGCACCATCCACATTCCGTAGCTGTGAGAGCCATCTTCGTACTTGCTGATGTCTTTGGTCTCTCCACTGCCTGCAAGCGCCTGCACGCTCTTGGAGCCATAAAATGGCATCAGATACTGCACGTCATAGAGTTGTCCAGCATATCCTTCGTTGACGCCGGCCAAGCTGGGTATCAACACTCGCAGTCCCCCCATCTTTCCGGGGTCCACGTTGTCCTTGACTATGCCTATGTATGGTCCTGGGTTGACCTCTGTGTAGGTCGAGCTCCTGTTCTGCCTGTTAGGCGTTGATGTGTCTCCGTATTTCCTTGACATTGACATTACGCTCCTCCGCCTCCGGTTGAGTTTTGCGAACTATTGTATATTTCATCTATCCTGCGGTTTATGTTATCTTTGGTGTCTCTCCATATGCCTTTCTTTAAGTCTTCCGCTTTTTGCGCAAAATCATTCATTATGTTGATCTGGTCTGCAACGTTGACCTCTTTGCCCTGTTGGTCGAAGCGCATCATTTCCAAGGCCTGCGTAAATTTTCCCTGTGCGAATGTGCTGGTGACTTTGTTGACCTTGTACAGTCCGCTGAAGGCCACGTTCTCCAGTCCTTTGAAGTCCATTACTCCCTGTCGCTCGCTGATGTCTGTGGGGAATCTGAAATCCAGTGACACAAAGCACTCGCCCTGATCAAAATTGAAGCAGCCCAGTCTGTCATCCCACAGCGCTCCTGTCTGTCCTTGCGCTCGTTCAGTTACTATCTTGCCAGACTGATCCAGTGACACGTTGCCCATGGGCAGCACGTTCTCTTGTCCTATGTAGGCGGGATCCCCCATGATTGTCATCTCAACGTTGACCATGTTGCCAAGCGGATTGGTTAGGTATTCCATGAAGCCATCCACCTGCGTTCTGCTGTTGGCGTCATCTGTGGAGGGATCCTCATTTTTTATGCTCGACGGATAGTTCCTCAGGGGCAGCAGCTTTTCTGGGTAATCCACTCCCTTGTTTCCATATCTCCTGGCCAAGTCTATCAGGTTTAAATTATTTCCTTTCCTTGCGCTGGCGGCATCGCTGCGAGATCCATCAAACAATGTGGGCTGCCAATAGGCATAATTGTAATTTAATTTAAGATCCAATATCTCGTTATTTTCTCCGGTATAGATATACTTGTAGGCTTTCTTCACACGCTGTCCCCAATGGTTGCCCGCACTGAGCCCCGGCACCGCGAAATTCATTATATGCACCCTCCACGGGATGACCCGAAAATGTATTATCTTTGCGTGTTGCTTGGTCACGCGATCAAATGCCTCTGTGTTGTAGATTGATGTCCTGATCTTGAACCACGGGACCATCTCCTCTGGCATCATTTCCTGCAGGTCCTTGGTTGACACTTGCCCTTCCAGCTCCTGCACCCTGCTGAGATCCTTCCAATACTTGTCCACTATCTTGTTGATGTTCCTGTATTCCTCTGTCTGCAGCACTATGTCCTGTATGACCTGCGCTATGCTCATGTTTGGCCTGATCGTGAACTTGTACTTGGCTGGTCCCCGTGCATCATCGGCGTCGTTGGCATCTCCCCCCACCGACTGAAATACTCCATCCGCGGTGTCTATCACGTATTGATCCAGGGTGCCGATTTCATCCCGCAGCCCTAATTTCAGCTCCACTCGTTGGTGCTCGTTGAGATTCTCCGCAAGTATCTCCAGAGTGCCCTTCAGCGTCGCGGACCTGGAGTCCAGAAATGTGGAAATTTTTTGTTTGGCGTCTGTGAACATGCCTCCTGTGCCGCGTGTGTACATGAACCGGTCCGTCATGGCCAGCTCGGGCTGCACGATGGTGGAAACTTCGTATTGCGTGCCACCGGCGTTGACCTCCATCGCAACGGTGCTGACCTTGAATGGTATCTTCCTCGCAGTGATCACCTCTAGGGGGTTGCCTCTATTGTCATATCCTCGGAACTCTATGGTCAACAGGAATGGGCAATCTATGTGATCCCTGTAGCCGTTGTTGAATGCAGCCGCCTGCAATTTCTCGAACAGCGTGACTCCGAATGGTTCGGTCATTGTGAAGTCCATCTTGTTTAAATTTATTAATTTGCGCTCCTCGTTGGCACCGTTGTTGCCTTGTATGACCACCGTCTCGAAGAATATGTCATGTGCCCTGGTCAATATCTTGTTGGCTTCTCCGGCCAATTTGATGCTTTCCGGGCTCAGCGTATTTTGGAACCTGTCCAATTGGGTCAATGGCACCCCGTCGGCGGCCACTTTGCCCGCGCTGTTGAATGGAGTGAATCTGGCCTGGTTGCCTATGCCTCCCGATTTGGCTATTATGTCATGCGGGGGATTAGTCAATATGGTCTTGGGATTGTTCATTTCGTCTCTGTCGAGCGTGGACCAAGTGAATATGGTGTTGAATGATGCATATTTGTCCAACACGTTTGGTCTCAGGGCTGTTCTCCAAGTGCCGCCACGCGTGGGTTGGCCCGGGGAGGCATCGTTGCCTGTGTTGGAATATGTGATCTCTTCAGAGGCCATTTTTATATACCCAGATCACCCTTGAGATTGCTCAGCTTAGGCAGCTGGATTGTCTTGCCCGGTGAAAAGTCATATATGGGATCCTCTATGACGTCGGGATTCCTCTGCGCGAACACCCACCACAGCCTCGGTGATCCATAAAGGTCATAGGCCAGCAGGTCGGGCCTATAGGCGTAGATACGGTCGATCACATATGATACGTCATCCAGTTCGGCGGTTATGGTGCGAGGATTGAAGAAATCCAAGCTGATGTTGTTCTCCGAAGTGTTGAAATATGGTGACGTGTTGCTGTAATTTGCCATTAGATATATCCCACCTGGCTGCCGCCGCCGCTTAGACGTCCATTGACGAAGTCGCGCATGTTGAATTTCTTAACGGACTCTCTGGAGTATATTGGTTGTAATTGTAAAGCGACCGTGCTCAAGGCCGGAGCCCAGGTGCTGTTGCTGTCAGGATTGGACACCAACCCCGGATTTAGATCGTTGTACAGAGCCTGGAGGTTTACGCCGCCCTCACCGGTCCTGGTGTTCTGTGTGGTGCAGATGTAGTCCACGTCGGCCCGCATGTCCACGTTGAAGTTTGTCACGACCACGGGGACGTTGTTGAATACATAGTTTCCATATCCGCTCAGCTGCAGTATTGGTGGAGGATTGCCTTTGTTTGAGTCATCTCCCCCAAAGAACATCTTGGTCACTGACCTAAAGAAGTGCAACATGGCCACCCAGTACTGGGCGTCCTCGAAATTCTGTACCGGGAATTCTCCAGTTATGGTGAAAGACGGAACCTCGCTGTGTGCGTAGGCATGGAATGGATAGTTGCTGTGTGTCAATGCCATGGCGTTGTAGGTGGCAGCATGCTGTATGATGATGCTGGGCGTCAAAGGAAATGTTACGCCACCTTCTTCGGCCAGCGGCCACAAAACCTGATTTGGTGATTTTTGTTTGTTGTTCTTGAACTGCTGCCTGGATCCACCAAAGAACGTGTTGTTCAGTGAGCTCTCTGTTGGTAAAGTCACCTTGACCCTGAAATCGGTCTGTCCGTTGCGGGTGGTCCACTTGGCCTTCTCGTTCAACTGGTCCGCTGCCTCTGCTCCCCTGCCCAGGCCCGCCCCAAATAATCTATTCAGCGTTGGATTTGAAGAAATAACTTTGTTGACTCCCCCTATCACCCCCAGCACTTTGCCCGCTGTGTCAAATAAGCCCATCTCTAGATCCCTTTATTAATAGGTTGTTTTTCCATATAAAATTCAGTATACTTGAACAATATTTATAGGCATCATAATAGGCGCACTTTATAATCCCAGGGCAGCACGTCAATCAACTAAAACAAGGAATTTTTATGAAAAGAGTGAATTATCTAAACAACCGCGATCTGCTGGCGGAGATACACAAGAGCAAGAACAGCTACGCTTCTTACGTCAGCCCCGAGGACGGACAGTACGACATGATCGTCACTGACATCAAGAAGATCAACGGCGCCAACATAGCACGGGCCAGGAAGATACAGGCCAAGCGTCTCACGGCACAGGCCTGGGAGGCCGCCAAGAAGCTGGGCAACAAGCGGATCAAGATGAGCGACTATGAGGTATCGCCCAGGAAGGTCAAGAAGACTGACCTGGTGTTCCGCGTGATGACCTTTGATCACATCACCACCGACAGCGACAGGAAGAAGAATCCCAAGACACGGGCGGATCATCACACCAAGGTCAACTTCCCGCCGTTCCAGCACTACAGGATCACGGAGAAGGGACAATTGGTTTGCGTGGGCAAGAGCCACTGGGTGGGCGGCATGAGCAACGGACACTTCAGCAATGACCACGGCAGGATCACCCCCACTCTGGCGAACATGTTCCTCAAGCTGGCAGAGAGGTACAGCCAGAGGAGCAACTGGAGGGGCTACACCTACGTGGACGAGATGAGATCACAGGCCCTGATGCAGCTGAGCCAGATCGGCCTGCAGTTCGACGAGAACAAGTCAGAGAACCCCTTCGCCTACTACACCGCGGCCATCACCAACTCATTCACCAGGATACTCAACATCGAAAAGAAGAACCAGAACATCCGTGATGACATATTGGAAATGAACGAGATGATGCCCAGCTACACGCGACAGGCCAAGAACGAGAGCGAGACGGTGGCGGCCAAGAAGCGGCAGAAGAAACTGCACGGCGAGGTCAAGGTCTACAGCAAGGCCGCTCTGATGAAATTAAACAAGGAATACAAAGCATCTGGAAAACTATCAGTTGCAGAGACTAATAAAAAATAGTAAACTCACAATATGGCATTTTTTAAAAAGGCTGCTTGTTTCACTGACATACATTTTGGATTGAAGGGAAACAGCCGAGTACACAACGATGACGGGGAGGCATTCTGCCATTGGTTCATTGAACAAGCAAAGGCGCATGGTTGTGAAACCTGCATATTCCTGGGCGATTGGCACCACCACAGGAGCGCCACCAACGTCAGCACCATGAACTACACCGTCAGCAACATAGAAAGATTGGGTCAAGCATTTGAAAAAGTTTATGTGATCATGGGCAACCACGACCTGTTCTACAGAGACAAGCGAGAAATCAACAGCATGGAGTACTGCAGGAACATTCCCAACATCAAGATCGTGAATGAGTGGCTGCTGGCCGATGACGTGGCCATAATTCCATGGATCGTCAACGACGAGTGGAGACGAATACAAGATCTCAAACAGAGATATATTTTTGGACATTTTGAATTGCCTTATTTTAAAATGAATGCCATGATGGACATGCCGGACGTGGGCACTATCAAGGCAGAACACTTCGTGAATCAGGAGTACGTGTTCACGGGACACTTCCACAAGAGACAGATCAGAAACAACATACACTACATTGGCAATGCGTTCCCACACAACTATGCTGATGCCGGTGACGACGAGCGTGGCATGATGGTGTTGGAATATGGCGGAGAGCCCAAATACATCAACTACCCCGACATGCCAAAATATAGAAACGTTAAGATATCACAGTTATTGTCTGATGCTGACAGCATATTGACTCCCAGGATGTATGTGCGTGTGGGCTTGGACATCAAGATTTCCTATGAAGAAGCCAATTTCATCAGGGAGACGTTCATGGAGAAATATCAATTGAGAGAACTGCAACTGATACCAGAACAGCTGGATCAGGCGGACCAGCCCATGGTAAAGGTGGAGAAATTTGACTCGGTGGACCAGATCGTGATCAAGCAGCTGGAAGCAGTGGACTCACAGACCTACGACAAAAAAGTATTAATGGCAATCTACAACAATCTAGATGTTAACAATTAGGAACCTCACAGCGAAAAACTTCATGAGCGTGGGCAACCACACGCAGGCGGTGAACTTTGACGGCAAGCATCTCGTTCTGGTGATCGGAGAGAACATGGACTTGGGTGGTGATGACGCAGGTGCCAGGAACGGCACAGGCAAGACCACCATAATCAATGCTATAAGTTATGTTTTCTTTGGTGAGGCGCTGACACAGATAAGGCGAGATAACCTGGTCAATAAAACCAACGCCAAGGACATGTTGGTCACTGTGAACTTTGAAAAGAATGGTGTGAACTACAAGATCGAGCGAGGCAGGAAGCCACAGGTGTTGAGATTTTACATCAATGAGGTGGAGCAGAACTCCGGTGCGGAAGGCACAGAGGACAACAACGAGGCGCAGGGAGAGAATCGCGAGACACAGGAAGAAATCAACAAGCTGATCGGCATGACTCATGCCATGTTCAAGAACATCATAGCCCTCAACACATACACGCTGCCGTTCCTGGCTACAAAACAAGCGGAACAGAGAGAGATCATAGAGCAACTGCTGGGCATAACTTTGCTGAGCGAAAAGGCAGAGCTGCTGAAAGAGCAGATGCGTGTGGCAAAGCTGGACCTGGCGGAAGAAAAAGTGCGACTGGACGCTGTCCTGGTCAGCAATAAGAAAGTGGAAGAGTCAATAAAAACATTTGAATTGAGAAGCGCTGCATGGCAGACGCAAAAGAACACAGATATCGAAAAATTTGTGTCAGCAATAGAAGAATTGGAAAAGGTGGATATACAAATAGAATTGGAAAACCATAAACGACTAGCCAAACACACAGATGATAGCAAAACCCTGAGGAATCTGGAAAAAGAGAAAAGCTATCACGAAGATTCTTTGACCAAGGCCACCAGACAGAAAGAACAAACTGTAAAAGATCTAGAGTATGCTGAACGGGCCACCTGTCCCACCTGTGAACAGGATCTACACGGAGAAAAACATGAACATCTCGTGGATGAACTTCGAAAAGATCTTGCGGAACAGACCGAATATGAGCAAACACTGTCTGCGAAACTAAAAGATATACAAGACAGCATAACAGCCATTGGCGATCTGGGCACTGTGCCTGACACATACTATGATTCAATCGATGAAGCATATAACCATAAAGGTTCCGTGGAAGATTTAAAAAGACAATTGGAGCAAACTCGTGCAAAAGAAAACCCATATCAAGAGCAGATCGATGAGTTGAACAAAACGGCAGTGCAAAAAATAGATTATACCAGAGCTAATGAGATGGAGGACCTATATCGACATCAAGAATTCTTGTACAAACTACTAACTGCCAAAGATTCTTTCATAAGGACCAGGATCATAGAACAAAACTTGACCTATCTCAACCAACGACTGGCATTCTATCTAACGCAGGTCAAGTTGCCGCACACAGTGGTGTTCTTATCTGACTTGAATGTGAGGATCGAAGAGCTAGGCAGAGAGTTGGATTTTGATAACTTGAGCAGAGGTGAGAGAAATCGATTGATACTGAGCCTGAGCTGGGCATTCCGTGATGTGTGGGAAGGTCTTTATCAACAGATCAACTTGTTGTTCATTGATGAGTTGATAGATGCTGGCATGGACGTGTCTGGTGTGGAGAGCTCCATGGCAGTGTTGAAGGAGATGAGCCGGACGCAGAACAAGAACATATTCTTGATATCACACAAGGACGAGTTGGTAAGCAGAGTGAACTCGGTATTGAAGGTCGTGAAGGAGAACGGATTCACCAGCTACGCCAACGACGTTGACATTACTGCGTAGTTTCACTTAATAATTTTCCAATACCAAACAATTTGTTTGTGCCTTCTTCTCTTAAAACATGTATGCTATTGGTGGGGCGCAAGTTATATTTCTGCGCCAGCTCATTGTGTTTCTGCCCATGTGTGTTCCAGCCATAATCTTTGTCTAGGTTCTTCATTATGTAATAACCGCACGCTGTCAGGCTTTCATTGACCATGTCAAATTTGTTCAACATTGTGATGGAATCTATTGTTCTTTGCCTGGACCATCGCAATCCTATCCTGTTCCATGTAAGGTCGAGGCCCTTGGACATGCTCATTCCAAAACTTTTTATGCAAGGGTGATCAAAATCAAAATTCAGACCTCGGGCAGATTGGAACCAGCATCCGTCGATGTGAATATCAATTTTTTTCTGTTCGCATTCTTTTAATATTTCGTCCCAGCGAGGATCTACGTCGCAATAACGCCAGGCAGGCACGCTGACCAGCAATGGCACTCCGGGCTGTAGTTCTCCAATGTTGGTGGGTCTCTTTCCCATGATAGAATAATATGCATATTCGCATGGCAGAATTTGTATTTTCCATGAATATTTCTGTATCAAGGATTCTATGAAATTGGTGCATCCAATAATGATGTCCCTGCAAGGGAAGGCCTGCCACCCCGTCAAGTCGTTTAATTTTGTGGACTGGAACCATTCGTTGGCCATCTCTATAAATTTTAATTTATGAGGATTGATCTGCTGCTGTGCAAACCAGTTTTCTTTCAACTTCTTTATGTAATTGTCACTTATTGGATACAATTTTTCCGTCAAATTATTGTTCATTCAATATATACACCCCCTTCTCACCTTTGTTGGGCCAATAGTCCAGCATGGGTCCTGCCCTGTAAACGTCCGAACTTAGGCAATGCAAGCCGCTGTCCCAAAAGTAACACATGTTGAAAGGCGTCACGTGCGGTGTCATTCCTATGCTCTTGAAGAAACTAAATGCTGATTCGTCCTCTTTTATTACCAAAATATTCTTTTCATCGATCAATATACAATTTACTGAAAAAATGGTCTCCCACGGATTGCCAAGCCATGACTCTGCCACTGACAGTATCTCACTATTGTAGTTGGCGTAGTGTGCGCCTGGCAGCCACCACTTGAAGTTATGGCTGGGCACACGTGGTCTTTCTATAAGATAATGTACTTGCCAATCGGGAAAACTTTTGTCATATTGATTTTTGTAAATCGTTGACAGCAGCGCCCCCGGCTGCACGGGGCAAAATACTCCATCTGTGTGATCTCCTGTGTTGGTCACATTGACTCTATGAAATTTTGACAGTTCGGCGGCAACAGTCATCGTGTGTGCTTTGGCCTCGGCATTTTGTTCATCGTAGTCTATGTAAATGTCCATGCCCATCCTGGTGACCGCGGGAAAGTTGACCCAACTCATAGAATCCTTGGATCTGTCTAGTACCGCTACTTTCTGTCCGGCTTGTTTATATGAATCAATTGCGTGCTGGAACACCTCTATTCCGGAATAGTATTGCGGATTTATATATAATGTATCGTCTATGGTTATGGCCCAGTCTGCTGGTGCCATGGGCGGCTTAATTAATTTTCCTTGCCTGTCCAGATACTTGTCAATGGTGGGTTCGAACTGGGGCCTGACTACATTCACACCCAATTTCCGTAATGTATTGCAGATCCCATCCAGTTCCTTCTGCGTGTTTTCAGTAATTTGGCAGAAAACGTCCTCTGTCCTGGAATCAAACATTGAATAAAAATGCTGCGGATACGTGTCGCCGATCCAAATTTCTTTAAGAGGATGGATCTGTGAATAATTTTGTATATTTTGCAAAGTATTCATATTATCTATATCTCATGAATATGCTTTTCCTCACTCCATCACGCACGGCATATTCGGTGGCGTGGAAACTTTTTAAATTGTTCAACAACGCATAGCCTGAATTTTTTTTGTAGTCAAAATTTACTAACCGCTTTCCTTTTCTCTCTATGTAGTTGTCATACAGCGCGGTGCCTGGCTGAGTGGAATCGTCAATGTAAATCTGCAGGCTGAGCTTGATCCTCTGATCATCTATGTGTGGATTCAGCGTGTACCCTGGATGATCAAACCATATGTCCGCCTTATCTGGTGACAGTGCCTCAGAAAATTTCTCTTCCAGTGCATTGATTATTTTTTTATTTTGGAAAAAAATATTCAATTCCTTGGAAATCTTTTCTGTGTATGACACCTTGCTGCGGAAAATTCTTATATCTGTGTCGTGTTGTTCCAATCCCTCGCATTTAAAATTTGTTTCATCTAAATCTAATTTCTCAAGGAAGTGGTTATCAAAAAAATTACCGTACTGTTGGTAAAGCAAACCATCTAAATTTACCAAAGGTGATTTTTTTATTGACTGGACCACGAAATCTACGCTATCATTGTACATGTGTTAATTAATTAGCATCTAACAAAGGAGCATAAAAAATGTCAACTACACATGACTCGATAATGGCAGCCATTCAGACCTATTCTGAAGAGAACCAAAAATTCACTGAAAAGGGAATTAAGGCATCGGCTACAAGAGCTAGGAAAGCACTAGCAGAACTTGGCAAGCTGATCAAGGCAAGAAGAAAAGAGATACAAGAAACTAAGAACGCTGAAAAGAACGCAGCCTAATTATTTTTTTCAAAAAACTCTGTGTGCTCGAGCACACAGAGTGGTATCCTAAAGTTCTACCAACCAAGGAAACACTTTCTTCCAATTTGTGTTTCGTCGCTCATCAAGTTTAGATAATATAACTTTTAAATTCTGAATCTTTGCATTGTTCTTTTGCTTATCGCGAAAGGAATCCACTATGCCTCTCCAATACTTTTTTGTAGAAATCTCCCTGAGATTCTTTTCAGGCATCAGTTCCGTGCAATATTCCAACTGCTTATGAAAAAAATCCTGCCCCGCTATGGTCGGATCAAAGCTCTTTGAGTCGGTATTAAAACTGTGAATGATCCTGTTGGAAGATCTGGTGCTGTTCCACACGTTTATTTGTTTCAATAATGAGTCAAAATAAGGCAGCGTCAATATCGTTATTGCGGAATTGATTCCCACCGTGATCTTATGGCATGCCAACAACTTTGCAAAATTTTTCTGCCATTTTTCGAGGCTCATGCCATAGCGCACATATTCGGTTTCGGTCGTCAGGCAATCTATGCTGGCTATCACTTTGACGTTGTAAATTTTTTTCTTTTCTACCAGATTATTGATCTTCTCCAGGAATTGGTCAAATCTCTTCTCCTCACATTTGAGGTTGGTTATCAGCTGGAACGTGAGTGAATCATTGGGATGATCGTTCCAAAAATCCAAGCATTCGTCAAGTTCTGGGATAAGCAATGGTTCACCTCCCAGCAATGAAAACCATCTCAGTTTTTTGTATCTTTCGTCTTGCTTTAAATATTTCCAAAAGTCCTGTTTCTGCTTGTCGTAATTGGGATTGTGTTGTTCCTCGTTCACGTCGCCCACTCCTGTGGAATCCAATTCGGAAATTTTGCTATGTTTTTTATTTTCTTCCTGCCACTTGGAACTGAAATGTGGTCCACAGTACACACAGCTCATGTTGCATGTGTTCTTGAAATACACTTCCAACATGGTTGGCGTCACATGCACCGCGGATGCATCGTTGGCCAATTCGGGGGCATTTAGATTGATGTCCGTCTGCTGAGATAATTGGTGCATTCTATCGCTGAATCCGCCTGTGTCTTCAACTTTTTTACAGTAGTTGCAATCATTTGATGGCCATTCCCCCTGTAACATCTTGTTCCTGTCGTCTATCTTCTTGGGTACATTGTGGAACGATCCGAAATCATCCACGGGAATCATGTGCTTCTGTGTGCGGTGACACGAGCTGGTGGTGCCGCTTTGGAAAAAGATATTGCTCCATCCCCACTTCAGAAGGCATGCAGTTTTGGTGTTTATGGGAAAGAGTTGTTTTTTGCCGGACATGCAATATTTAGGCTGTAAACCATCTCCTGGCCACTGGTGTTGAGTGCGTGAGGCACCACATGGTCCATTCCTCGTCGGTGAACTTGGCCCGCACAATTATGCTGTCGGAAGCGAACTCCAGATCACATAAATTTTTAAGGTAAAGGTCATGCACGTGGGGAAAGTGCGACAACCATCCCTCGAACAATATCTGCGCCTGGAATGCATCGTCATATTTGCCATGTGTTTTTAATTCACCCACGATTCTCAATGTGCGCTGTGTCATGCTTGCCTGTCTATTATCAGCGATCCATGCACACGCACACGGATGTGTCCATTGTAGTACATGTCGGATTCCAACACCTTCCTCGCGAACTGTTCCCTGGCCTCCACGTAGTTCAATTCTGCCTTGCTGCGGCAATAGTAAAGTATCTCTCTACGAAATCGATCTTTGCCTAAAGTTTCTATATCTCTGTTCAATTGATCACTGCTGCCGTAGTAATCCTGCCAGCCGCTGTCCGCCGCGCCTCTTATTTTTTTGCGCACTTTTTTTCCGTTTTTTTGCGTGTGCATTTTATATCGCGTGGTCTTGAATTTGCTCAGCTTCTTGCCCACGTACATGCGCCCTGACACCGTGTTGGTGATCAGATACACGAAGCCGGCGCAGTCCGCTGGTAATTCAGAAACTGGCTGATTGTTGTGGATCCACTGCATATTGGTATTTAAACTCACGAACATGACAGGAATAATATGCGCACATTATATACAGGTGAAACAGGCACTCTTAGATCAAAAAAAAATTTCCTATAGGCACTATAGCGTCTTTGGTAAAACAGTGAACTACTCCCAAGCAGTTGGGCGGCGAATCACTTGGCGCAACAGGCAAATGATGGAGCTCTGGGAAACAGATCCAACTCCAGGCACGCACAGGACGATCACACATGGACCGTGCATGCCCGCGTTGCAATGAATGAGCTAACGGGTACAGCGCAACCGCCCGGCTACAGCAGCGATGTGTGATGACTGCGAACTCACCACATGCGGAGTTTGAGTCGGTTCGGCTGGTCACAGCCGAATCATGACTGCTCATCTACCACATACGGCGCACGATGCTTCGCATCGCGCTTGCAATCACATTAGGGGAAAGAAACGAGCGCAAGCGAGTTTCAGATGTGCTCTGCACATCTCTCAGACTGTTTAAATATCACGCATGGAACTGATATTCGATCACATCACGGGCAAGCAGGAGCAGCAGGATTTGCAATATTTCCGATTGCGAGGATTCCTGGACGGCAACGAAGAGGACGATCCCCTGGATCAGGGCTGGCTGGCGGACGACACGCCGCACCAGGGCCAGGAGTGCTGGTACCAGTCGCGCAGCACACGCATAGAGCTCAGGCCCGGCCTGATAAAAAAACCGCGCAAAAGAGAAGTGCGCGGGCAGCGCATCGAGATGCTGGAGATACGCCCCGTGGACAGCATGCTCAAGCTGACCGGCATGGAGAGGCTGTACCACGACTTCCTGGCCAAGAAGGGCTATCGCGACCTCTACAACCCCATGACGCACATACACCAGCGAGACAGCTTCCTGATCTACTACATCGACGACGTCAGCCACATGATCGGCTTCACCAAGATCAAGAAATACCTCTGGCAGGAGGACGTGCATGACGAGCAGTTCGAGGACGGCCAACTCAGCGCCATTGAGACCCACATGCACTGCTCCGCCGAGGAGATAGGCATGATATCGCTGGAGATGGAGATCGAGTGGGCCGCGGGCAAGAACTGCCGATACCTGTACCTGGGGCCGGGCTATGAGAAGAGCTCCATCTACAAGAGCTCCATCCCAGGGTTCCAGTGGTGGACCGGGCAGAAGTGGAGCAAGAACGTGGAGCAGTACAAGCAGGCCTGCACCAGAGACAGCGAGATCGTCAGGATCTCTGACCTAGGCGCCAGGTGACCACGTCCGCGATGTTCTTCTTGGACCACTGATCGTAGTAGCCCTTCTTCTTTAATATTTCTGAGAATCGATTCAGCGTGCTGAGACGCTGGCACAATAATAAAGTGTAGCGACCATTGTTGACGACCACCCCATTGATCTCTTCCCTTTGCCTGGGATGGTCCTCCAACACCACCACGTCCCTGGGCATGAACACGGAGTTCAGCTGGTCCACGATGTCGTGTGTGTAATTTAGACTCCATCTCTTGGCCTCCAGTATCAGCACCAGTGCATCAATTTTGTCAAAATCAGTGTTGCCGATGTGCTGCCAGCAGTTGCTGTCCGGTTCCGCGGAGGTCATGTGTATCATTCTCACTCGCCCAGACAGTCTAGCCTGGCGGGCGTAGGGGCACGGCGGCAGGCCCGCGAACACAGGGTGCTCCTGTTCAACGAACTGCTCCATCCAGCGTGTGATGTATTCTGTGGCTTGCATGTTAAAAGAATGGCTGCCCCGTCTTCTTGGTGGTCTCCAGGTTGTCCTTGACTATGTCTGACACTATGCCCCTCTCCACCGAGCTCATGTGCAGGGCCTCTTGGTACGTCACGCCCCCGCGCATGTACCAGCAGATCTTGAACAGCTCGTGCTTGATGCTCTTGCCCTCGTTCTCCATGTCCTTGAGGTATTTTATGATGTCAGAATCCGAGAGTGTGAGTAGTTTTATACGAAAAAATTTGCGTTGTCAAACGTGATGGGCACGTCGTAGCTGACCGGAGCGCCGGCCTTGATCTGTTCCTCCGTGGCCTTGACCTTGACCGGTTTCATTGCGCCCTGTTGCCTGATTTCCGCGAGCCTGGTCTCCAGTTCCTTGATCAACTTGGCGTCGGCGTTTTGGATAAACTGCTTGATGTGCTCCTTGTCTGCGACCGACTCACCAGTGGGCAGCTGGATGCGTGCAATGTTGCCCAACAGCAGCTCCATGTTAAGGTCACTCAGCACTCGGAAGCCATCCATGAATCTCTTGGTCTTTTCCTCCGCGGTCATCTCGCTCTGGGCCACCTGCGAATATATCTTTTGCTGCTCGAATGTCTTCAGCTGCGACTGCGTGATCTGCCTATAGGTGAGCGGGCTGACCTGTATCGTCAGGCCGTCCTTCAGCACGCAGGTGTCCGTGATGTCATCCCTGCGAATGTTGTCCAGCACCTGGGGCAGGTTGATGGTGTGCGTCATTGATTCATTGGTCACTGGCACGGTCGCCGTGACGTCCATGGTCTCACCGTAGCTGGCGATCCTGATGGCTATGAGAACCGTGTCCACGTCGTAATTCACCAACTGCCATGGATCCAATATGGTTGGTATGCAACTGCGTATCACATCCACTGTGCTCTGCCCGCTCATCATGCTGTCAGGCGTGCGGAAACTCAGCTCATCTATGGCGGTCATGGGCAAAACAGGATGCTCACCTGTCACGGTCTTTTGCACCACCGTCTCCGGATAATATTTCTGCTTGCTGGGCAACTGTATGCTGATCTGTGGCTGCCTGTAGTAGCGTTTTAAAGGATTTGTGTTGTCTGCCATATTTTATGTTCTATAAATATACACTATATTAATAGTGCCGTCTATATTTATATGGGCACATTTTAGGGGTATTTTAAGCATGGCCGACGAAACTTTAGAAGCACTCAAGGAACTGCTAGAAGCTTCCAAAAAAGCTGGTAACAGGAAAGATGGCTCATTAAAACAGGGCGAGCTCACTCCCTTGATAAAAGCGCTGCAACAAGCAGCGTCATCCTCAGAGCTGAAAAGATTAAACCAACAGTACAGAGAGGCCATAAAAAATTCAAAGCTCAGCGCAAAAGCAGAAACGGCAGCCCTTAAAGCCCTCGAGGATTCCACGGAGCAGCAGGAAAAATTAATAAAGGCCAGCACAGATCTAAACGAGAAATTGTATGCGTTGGCCAAAGAGACCGGACTCAACGTAGTCCAGTCACAGCGTCTAGCGGACCGAGCAGTTGAAACCAGAAAAGTACTGGGAGACCTGGGCAAGGCCGCGGGCGAGGGCACGGGCAAAATAAGTGACTTCACTGCAGCATTCAAGGGCAAGTTTGGCGGGATCGGAGACATCGTCGTCGGCGCCGGCGAACGCCTGCAGGCCAATGTGGACACGTTCAGGACACTGAGCAACGTGGGCGCGGCGTTTGGACAGGACCTAGTGAAACTGCGTGAAGCGGCCGCCATGGCGGGACTGCCCATCGAGGACTTCACCGAGCTGATCAAAGAAAATGCCCAGGGACTGTCCCAGCTCTATGGCACGACCACCCAGGGAGCGCTGACGTTCTCAAGGCTCTCACGCAGCTTCAGGGACCTCAACTCCAAGCAGCTGATGCCGCTGGGCTTCACCACAAAGCAGCTGAACGAGGCGCTGCTGACCTCGCAAGAGATACAGCGATTGACCGGCACGCTTAATCTCGATGACACTTATTCACAGATGGAGGCCGGCAAGGCATTGGTGTTGGAGATCGACAAGTTGGCCAAAGCCACTGGAATGCAGCGAGATGAGGTGCAGAAGGCACTGAAGGCACAGCTGAGCCAGACCACATTCCTGGCATTCATGCAAGGACAGACCGAAGAAACGAGATTGAGGTTGCAATCATTTGCCACCACGATAGACAGCGTGGCGCCAGAATTTAAAACGGGGCTGCTGGACCTCATAGCCAGCCAGGGCGTGCCGGTAACCAAGGCAGCAGAGGACCTGGTATTGAACCTTCGAGGATCTGGCCAAATAGTTAGGCAGCTGACGTCCGGACAGATAGACGCAGCCACCGCAGTTGGCATGATGCAGGATGAGGCCAGGAAAAGCGTCACCACATTCAGAGACGTGGCCAAGGTGGGCGTGGTGCCATTCGTAAACAATTTGTATGGAGGCTCGGTCAAACTGGCATCCGCACAGAATAAACTTATTGGGGCAACCGACGAGCAACGCCAGAAGGCCTCAGATCTCACAGAAGGACTCACGGGATTCGAGAAGTCCGCCAAGGAGGTCAGCGCAGCGTTCCAGAGCCTGGAGACCGGATTTTTAGGAGTCATTGGAGACACATTTGGCAAAGGACTAGGGGGACTGAACGCCGGGTTGAGCAGCGTGGCCAGTGGCATAACGAATATGAACAACGCCAGCAAGGCGCTGCTGTATTCCGCTACCAGCATCGGCAGTTATGTGTTGGACAAAGTCACACAGTCAGCGGTGGTGTTCGCGGGCACCTACAAGGCATTGGTGTTGTCGGGCGTAGGAAAAGCGGGCGGATTCAGTGCCGCGGCCACAGACTTGATGGGCGGCAAGGACAGCAAATACAGCAAGGCAGGCAGCGCGGCCATGAAAAACACACCCAAGGCATTGAAATTTGGGGCCGGAGCCATAGCCACCAGCCTGGCAGCACAGGCAGTGGGCACAGACAACATAGTTGGCAAGGGACTGGACGTGGCCGGATACGCACTCACCGGTGCCACGATAGGCTCAATTATACCAGGGATAGGCACAGGACTGGGTGCCGCAATAGGCACAGGACTGGGTCTTTACCAAAATTCACGTGCCACGGGCACCATGGGCGAGCTGGGCAAGCCATTTGAACCCAAGACCAGCCTGCTCAAGGTGCATGCGGGAGAGCGGGTGCTTAATCCTGCAGAAACACAGGAATACAACCAGGACAAGCCAGACGCAGCGCAGTCGCAGCGCATGCTGGAATTCACGCAGACCACCAAACAGCTACTGGAAGCACAAAAGATGACCAACGAGCTATTAAATAAGCAAGTAGCCATACAGATGGCCACTGAGAAGAATACCAAAAAAACATCCAAAATGGTTGATAAAGTGGGCTCTTCTATTGTATAATGATTGAATAAGATATGAGCTGGAAAAAATATTTCAAAGAACCACAGACATCACCCATCAGCGGAGACAAGACGCCCAACTTCGCCAAGCGCAACTATTCATCATACCTGCCGGACGTGTACACCGGACACCCCAACAGGATACAGAGATACTTCCAGTACGACCAGATGGACATGGACAGCGAGATCAACGCGGCCCTGGACATCCTGGCGGAGTTCTGCACACAGAGCAACTCCGAGAACGAGACGCCATTCGACCTAGTGTTCAAGGACGAGGTCACGGAGACCGAGATCAAACTATTGAAGAAGGCCCTGCAGCAGTGGACCAAGAGCAACAGATTTGGCAGGAGGATCTTCAGGATATTCAGGAACTGCCTCAAGTACGGCGACTGCTTCTTCGTGAGGGATCCAGAGACCACCAAGTGGCTGTACATGGATCCAGCCAAGATAGACAGGATCATCGTGAACGAGAGCGAGGGCAAGGTGCCGGAGCAGTACATCATCAGAGACATCAACCCCAACCTACAGAAATTGTCAGTGACCCAGATAGCGCCCAACCAATTGTATGGCGGCACCACGGGCACCGGTCCATACCAGCAAGGCTACGCGGGTGCGGGACAGGGGCTGAACACCAGCTACCCAACCGGTGGGTCCGGTGGCAGGTTCTACAGGACCATGAACCAGTACAACATCGAGGCCGAACACGTGGTGCACATGAGCCTGTCCGATGGCATGGACAATCTTTTCCCGTTCGGTCAATCGGTATTGGAGCAAGTGTTCAAGGTCTACAAACAGAAAGAATTATTGGAAGACGCGATCATCATCTACAGGGTGCAGAGAGCGCCGGAGCGTAGGGTGTTCTATATCGACGTGGGCAACATGCCAACGCACTTGGCCATGCAGTTCGTTGAGCGAGTGAAGAACGAGATCAATCAGAGAAGGATTCCCAGCACGTCCGGCGGAATGAGCTACATCGACGCCACCTACAATCCCATGAGCATCAACGAAGACTACTTCTTCCCACAGACAGCGGAAGGCAGAGGATCCAAAGTGGACACGCTGCCCGGCGGTACCAACCTGGGAGAGATCGACGATCTAAGATATTTCACGAACAAATTGTACAGAGGATTGAGAATCCCGTCCTCTTACCTGCCCACTGGCGCGGATGATGGGGCGCAGCAGTACAACGACGGCAGGGTGGGCACTGCCTACATACAGGAACTGAGATTCAACAAGTACTGCGAGAGGCTGCAGAGCCTGATCGCTCCCATATTTGACGAGGAATTCAAGTTATGGATCAAGAACAAGGGCTACAGCATAGACAACAGCACATTTGAGATCAAGTTCAACCCGCCACAGAACTTTGCGCAGTACAGGCAGACAGAGATGGACCAGAGCAGGGTGGGCACATTTGTGCAGGTGGCAGAGCTGCCATACATGAGCAAGCGTTTTGCACTGGAGAGATTTTTGGGATTGAGCGAGGAAGAGATGGCACACAACAGCACGCTGTGGGCGGAAGAGAACGCAGTGGCACAGAAGAAACAGACCAAGACCACGCAGTTGAGGACCGGGGGCATCAGCCAAGCAGGAGTGCAGTCGGACCTAGATCAATTTGAGGAACCAACGCCCGAGGCAGGAGCAGCGGCACCAACAGCAGCAGCACCAGGGCCAGGCGGAACACCAGGCACCACCCCAGGCGGCGGAGCCACAGTCTAAGGATTAAATAAGGTTATGCGTTTGACAGAAATGTGGTCACATACTCCGCAAGGATTTGAACAGAACAAGAATTACAATGCAGAAGATGACATCTCTGTGTTGGACTCCGATGACACACGCAAAACACGCTTGAAATTAAGAGACATCAACAAAATGCGTCTGGCCAGCGAGGCCCACGACCAGGACCAGCGAGAGCAGGCAGAATTCGTGCAGAAGATGTACGGGCAACCAGCCACCCAGGACGACAACCTAACACTTTAATATAATGTCCAGCACAGCGTTTGTATTGGGCAACGGAGAATCACGCAAGGGCGTAAAGATCAGCGATCTAAAACAGCACGGCACTGTGTTCGCATGCAACGCAGTGTACAGGACAGAGGAACCAGACTTCCTCGTGGCCGTGGACCCCAAGATGATATTGGAGATAGCGGAGACGGAATATCCCAAGACACACGAAGTTTGGAGCAACTACAATCACCAATACTCCAAGAACGAGACTGCCAAGACCCACATCAAGTGGTTCCAGCCCAGCCTGGGGTGGAGCTCTGGACCCACAGCACTCAAAATGGCGGCGGACAAGAAATTCAGCAGAATCTACATATTGGGCTTTGACTACCAAGGGCACCCTCGCAATGACCGGGGCAAGAGTTTCCATTTCAACAACGTGTTCAAGGACACACGCAACTACAAAAAGAGCAAGGACGAGGCCACCTATCATGGCAACTGGCTCAATCAAACCAAGCGGGTGCTGACAGATTACCAAAACATAGAATTTATCAGGGTGGTTGTGCCCATCTCTTTCAAACCGCATGATCTTGAGTTCAACAAAAACTTCAAAAACATGGAATTGACAGAATTCATAAGGTTACACAACATACAACTACAATTTTAACCAAAAACCACCGTTTTTCAGCCAAAAGTACTGCTTTATTATGGCGGCTGCTTAAATAGAGTACTTTATAAAGTATAAAACCAAACTTGCCAAAAGGAGCACGTGCAATGACACAATCTACAAACAAGTTCGAGCAATTGCTTGAATTATTAATCAACGAAGAGAATGATAAAGCCCAAGCGCTATTCCATGAAATCGTTGTTGAAAAGTCCAGAGACATCTACGAAGGTCTAGCAGAAACAGAAACAGCTGTCGAAGCCAAGGACATGAAAAAAGACGAGAAAGAAGAAGTCAAAGAAACTGAAAAAACTGAAGCTAAAGCGGAAGAAACAGTTAAAGAGACAGAAAAAACAGATTCAAAAGACGAATCAGTTGACGAAGAAGTTGAAATTGAAGAAGCTTCAAAAGAAGAAGAGTCTATCGAAGAAGTTGGTGGCGACGCTACCGACGACCTAATAGCCGACGTGACTGCTGACGAAAAAGGTGACGCAGAACACGGTGCAGAAGCAAATGGCGAAGAAATGCCAGGCGACGAAGCGCAGGCCGATGCAGGTATCGAGAACAAGATCGTTGACTTAGAAGATGCTTTGGAAGAACTAAAAGCAGAATTCGAAAAAATGATGAACGGTGACAACGGCGAAGAAGACAAATCAGAAGAGTCTGTAGCGCCAATAGCACCAGCTCAAGATGCCCAAGCACAAGTTGCTGTGGCACAAGAAGCTAAAAAAGATGACATGAAGAAGGAAACTGTGAAAGAGTACAAGATCAAGAAAACTGCTGACACAGCTGACCATTCAGATAAATCTGCAAAATCTCCAGTCGCTAGCAAAAACGACATGGGCGGAACTGTGAAGAACATTGCACAGGCTGCGGAAGATAATGCAAAAGTTTCTGTTGCCAAGCCAAAAGCTATGGGAGCAAAATTTGAAAACGAACCAGGCAAGGACAAAGCAACCACTCTTAAACCAGTGAAAGCTAACATGGCCGATGGTTCGGACAAATCTGCAAAATCTACTATCTCTGGCAAATAAGAGATAATAGAGGAAACACGGGAGCGACATGTCATTGTACCTTAGAGAACATTTGACCTACGATCAGGCCAGGATGGAAGTCTTGCACGAAGGCAAGGAAGGCAAGGACCTCTACATGAAGGGGATTTGCATCCAGGGCGGCATCAAGAATGCCAATCAGAGAGTATACCCAATCCAAGAGATACAGACTGCGGTAAAGACACTCAACGATCAGATCACGTCGGGTTACAGCGTTCTGGGAGAAGTGGATCATCCCGATGATTTAAAAATTAATTTGGACCGAGTAAGCCACATGATTACCGAGATGTGGATGGACGGTCCAAATGGATACGGCAAGATGAAGATCCTGCCAACACCAATGGGCCAACTAGTGAAAACTATGTTAGAGTCCGGGGTCAAACTGGGCGTGTCAAGCCGCGGTTCTGGAAACGTTTCGGAATACGGTGGCGGGCAAGTCAGTGACTTCGAGATCATCACAGTGGACGTAGTGGCTCAACCTTCGGCACCGGGTGCTTACCCAACTGCGATTTACGAACACTTGTTGAATACAAGGGGCGGAAATAAGGCAATGGGTCTGGCTGCTGAGATTAGAGATGACAAAAAAGCACAGAAGTACCTCAAAGAGGCGCTAACCAACATAATAAAGGACCTAAAATAATGTTCGACGCAATATCAAAACTGGTTGAATCAGGCGTGATTGGAGAAGAAACTCAAAAGACCATCCAAGAAGCATGGGACAACAAAGTTAAAGAAAACAAAGAGCAAGCCGCTGCTGAGCTTAGAGAAGAATTCGCTAAGAGATACGAGCACGACAAAAACAACATGGTGGAAGCCATCGACAAGATGATGACCGACAAGTTGAGCGAAGAGATCACCAAGTTCGTTGAAGACAGAAAAGCACTTGCAATGGAAAAAACAGCATACAAGGAAAACGTGGGCGCACACTCTGCAAAATTGGAATCATTCGTGATGACGAAATTGGCAGAAGAGATCACGGAACTCAATGCTGACAGGAAGAGCGTACACGAAAACTTCTCTAAATTGGAAGAGTTCGTAGTGGGCGCACTTGCTAGAGAGATCAAAGAATTCCACGAAGACAAAAAAGGTGTAGTGGAAACAAAAGTGAAATTAGTGAAAGAGGCCAAAGCTCAAATGAAGAAATTGAAAGAGGCTTTCATTACTAAATCCGCCAAAGTTGTGGAAGACGCAGTGACTAAGAAATTGGGCGAGGAATTGGCTCAGTTGAAAGAAGACATCACTGCTGCTAGACAGATCAATTTTGGAAAACGAGTTTTCGAGGCGTTCGCTTCAGAATATCAATCTTCTTACCTAAATGAGAAGAGCGAGACTGCTAAACTATTAAAAGTAGTTGATGAGCAGATGCTGAAGATTAACGAAGTCACGAAATCCATCGAAGAGAAGCAGGCGGTGATTGAATCCAAGGAGCAAGAAATTGCTAGAACAAGGGATTTGATGGAACGCAAGGAAACGATGGCTGAGTTGCTCAAACCATTGAGCAAGGACAAAGCGGAAGTCATGAGTCAGTTGCTTGAATCAGTTCAAACAAATGCTCTGAAATCTGCTTATGCGAAGTATCTCGCTCCAGTGATGGACGACAAGTCAACTGCGCCAGTGGGCAAGAAAGTAATTTCTGAAGCCAAGGGTGACAGATCACAAAGAGAAGATGCTGATTTAACAAGTATCCGCAAATTGGCGGGTATATAACAATAACCAAAAG